CCCTGACCGAATCAACCGAAACGAGAAAGCACGATGACCAAGCTATTCAAAGGCCCGGGAAACTCGATCGAGGCGACCGCGGGCGCAACCCTGACCCCCGGCCTCGGGGTACAAGTCGGAACGACGTTCGGCGTCGCCGGCGAGGCCGCGGTTTCGGGCGAGAAGTACACCCTCCACGTCGAGGGGGTTCACGAGGTGGTCTGCCTCGGAACCGACGTGATCGCGCAAGGCGTTTCGCTCTATTGGGACGACGCCAACAGCCGGCTCACCCTCACGAGCGCGACGGACCTCATCTACGCCGGCAAGGCGGCGGCCGCGTCAGGGAACGGCGTCTTGACGGTGGACATCAAACTGAACCACGGAAAAGACGTCGCGGAAACGTAGGCCGATCCCGTGGGGTGGCGCACTCTTACCAGCCTGGCCCACGGCACGATCGCGCGGACGTTCGGCGCGGCGGAGACGATCGTCTATCACGCCGACGGATACGCCGACGCGCCGATCGTCGCCGTCTTCCGAGCCGAGCACGTCGCGGCGGATCTCGAAACGGAATCCGAAGTCTCGACACGGGCCCCCCGCGTGGGGGTCCGTCTTTCGGATCTCCCTCGAGCCCCCGAGCAACGCCGCGAGGATCGCGCCGGGAATTTCACCGGCGACCAGGTGACGATCGACGGCGTGATTTACGACGTCAACGATTCCCTCCCCGACGGGGAAGGGTGGACCGAGCTCGAGCTCGTGAAGCCGGCGCCGTGAGTCTGCAACGGAAAGTAATCCGCCGCGAGCTCGCGCGCGTGCTCGACGGGAACACCGTCGCGGGCTCGAGGATCTCGACGAACCGATCGGTCCCCGCGTGGACCGGCGCGCTCCCCGCGATCGGGATCTTCGCCCGCTCGGAAACGATCGAGGTATTGAACGAGGCCCCGCGGATTTACGTTCGCGCCCTCCGGATCGGGATCGAGCTATTCGTCGAGCGCGGCACCGCGAACGGGGAGCCGATTGACGACCAGGTAGACGACCTGGCCGCGCAAGTCGAGGCGCTCGTCCTTCCCCGCCTCCAGCTCCCCGAGCTCGAGCTCGACGGGCTCGTGATGCACCCCCCCCGCTCCGGGTTCGAAGGGGTCGAGACGGAGGACGATTACGAGGGGGAGACCCTCCTCGGGGCCGCGCGCCTCACGTTCGTTTTCGCGTACCTGACCGAGGTTCTCGAGGGGGAGGAGGAGGATCTCGATCGCCTGAAGACCGTCGCCGTCGATTGGGATTTCGCTCCCCCCGACGGGGAGCTCGAGGCGAGCGATGCAATCCACCCCGACGCCTGATAGGTTCCGCCCCATGGAAAAGCCGACCCCCGTCACCGTGTACCCCGCCCGCGCCGGCCTCCTCGTCGGGTTCCCCGGGCGACCGTACAAGCGGCACCTCGACGCGGCCGGCGAGCTCGTCGAGCTCTCGACCTACTGGCGCCGGCGAATCAATCGCGGCGACGTCACGACCGAACCCGCGCCCCCGGCGAGCTCGAGCACCGGCTCGAGGAAATCGAAGGGGCGCACGAAACCCGAAACCACCCGCTCCGCGGAGGACTGACCCATGGTCGATTTCAATTCCATTCCCGCGACGATGCTCGTCCCCGGGTTCTTCGCGGAATTCGACGGCTCGAAAGCAACGCAAGGCCCCTCGATTCAGACCTACCGGCTCCTCGTGATCGGGCAACGGATCACGGCGGGGACCGTCGCGGAGCTCGTTCCGACGACCGTCACGACGGCCGACCAGGCGCGCGGGTACTTCGGCGCCGGTTCCATGTTGCACGGGATGGCGAAAACCCTCTTCGCGAACAACCGGTTCACGTCGGCGACGTTCGTCGCGCTCGAGGACGCGGCCGGAACGCTCGCGACTCTCGACGTCACGTTCTCAGTGGGCACGCCGGCGGCGGGGACGATCTTCTTCTATGTCGCCGGGCGCCGGCTCACCGTCACGACGACGACCGTAAGCACCCCGACGACGATTGGGGACTCGATAACCGCGGCGATCACCGCCGACGATTCTCTCCCCGTCACCGCGTCGAACGCGCTCGGGGTCGTGTCGATCACCGCAAAGAACGACGGGACGATCGGGAACACGATCGACTGGCGGTTGAACTATTACGACGGCGAGGCGCTCCCCTCCGGCGTGACGGTGGACGTCGCGCAGGGAACGCTCGCGACCGGCGCGACCGACCCCGACGTCTCGACGGTTTGGGCGGTGCTCGGGGAGACCCATTACAACGTGATCGTCAACCCCTACAGCGACGCCGCGAGTTTGGCCCTCGTCGATACCGAGCTCGCCGAGAGGTGGGGGCCGACGCGCGCGATCGAGGCGGTCGCGATCTCCGCGCATCAGGACACGCACGCGAACCTGATTACCTACGGCGACGCGCTGAATTCGAAACACCTCTCCGTCGTCGGGTTCGACAAGTCGCCGACCCCGCCCTACGAATGGGCCGCGGCGATCGCGGGGCTCGTCGCGGGCCGCGCGCAAAACGACCCGGCTCGCCCCTTCCAACGGATGCGGGTCGCCGGCGTGCTCGCCCCGTGGGCGGTCGATCAATTCACGATCGAGGAGCGGAACCTCCTCCTCCCCGATGGGGTCGCAACCTACACCGTGGACGCCGGCGGGAACGTGCTCGTCGAACGCCTGGTAACGACCTGGCAGGAGAACGCGTCGGGCGCGCCCGATACCGCGTTCCGCGATCTGAATACCGTCCTCACCCTCGGCTATCTCCGGTATGACCTCCGGACGCAGTTCCTCACCCGGTACCCCGATCACAAGCTCGCGAACGACGGGACGCGATTCGGCGCCGGGCAAAAGGTGCTGACTCCGAAGATCGCGAAAGCCGAGGTTCTGCGAATCGCGCGCGGGTGGGAAACGCTCGCCCTCGTCGAGGATCTCGATACGTTCAAAAACGACCTGATCGTCGAGCGCAACGGATCCGACCCGAACCGTCTCGATCTCCTGATCCCGCCCGACCTGGTAAACCAGTTCCGCGTCGGTGCGGCATCAATCGAGTTCCTTCTCTAACCCTGGACCGAGGAAACAGACATGGCCGAAGCAAGAGGCGGAACGATCTTCCTCAAGGTGAACGGCGTCCGACACGACGCGAAAGGAAACTTCACCTACAACACGGGGAAGGAGCGGCGCGAGGCGATCGTCGGTTCCGACGGCGTGCACGATTTCAAACTCGTGCACCAACAGGCGTTCATTGAAGGCGAGATCACCGACCGCGCCGACCTGGTTCTCGAGGATCTCGTCGGGATCACCGGAGCGACGGTGACCCTCGAGCTCGCGAACGGAAAGGTGATCGCCCTTCAAGATGCCTGGTACGCCGGCGAAGGAACCGGGAACACCGAAGAGGGAAATATTCCCGTCCGATTCGAGAGCTCGCACGCCGAGGAGATCCGATAACCTGGCGCGCGTGACCCCGACAACCTGACCCCCCCAACCTCTCGGGGCGCCCGGCCGCGCGGGCGCCCCTGACCATCCGAGGAACGAACCGTGGAAGAAAAGCAAGACGGCGGGAAATTCGCCAAGCGAGGCCGGATCGTGAAAACGATCGTCCTCGAGACTCCGATCCCGTGGGGCACCGAGAAAATCGAGCGCCTCGAATTCGAGGAAATGAAGGGGAAGCACCTCTTCGATTCGCCGGCGGATCCGAAGGCGCAGACGATCGGAACGACCTTCGAAGTCGCGAGCCGGCTCACCGCCGTTCCGATGGAGGCGCTCGGCGAGCTCACCCCCGCGGACCTGGCTCAGGTGGCCGCGTATGTTGGGGAGCTCATGGCCCCTTTTCTCGAGGGCGGCTCGAAACCTGGGGACGGCTCCTCGGCGCCTTAGCCTGGGGGTTCAAGTGGAGCCCCGACGAGCTCCTCGAGCTAACTTGGGCGGAGCTCCGTTTCTGGTTCGACCGCCTGGCCGAGGCCCGACCCCGCCGGAGCCGGTGGCGCCCCTGGTAGAAATCTCCCCGGCCGCGTGAGAGCTCGTCTCCGGCGACCTGGCCGGCGAGGTGTCACCGGCCGCGACCCCCTCCTCGAGCTCGAGGCGCCCCGGCTCGCGCCGAGCTCGGCCCGGATTCGCGCGAGCTCGGGGTGGCGCCGACCCCCGCGCTCCCCCGGAGCCCCCCGCCCCCTCCCCGCTCGAGCTCGTCGAGCTCGTGAGAGCTCCTCTCCCGTGACCGCGCCCCTCGAGGTGTAATCGCCCGCGACCCGCCCTCGAGCTCGAGCTCGTCGCGCGGTGCGCGCTCCTCGCGCCGAATTCGCTCGCGGTCGCGGCGCTCGAAACCGGGGACCGGTCGATGTACAACGGGCCGTATGGCTCTCACCGGATTTCCGATCGCGATCCCGATCTCGGCGATCGACAAGCTCTCCGGGCCCCTGGCGAAGATGGGGGGGAACCTCGGCCGGTTCGGGGCGAAAGCACGCCGCGCCGGCACCGCGCTCTCGCTCGGTATCTCCGCCCCCGTGCTCGGCCTCGGCGCGCTGACCCTGGCGACCGCGGCGAATTTCGAGCAATCCATGAACCGGGTCGCGGCGCTGACCGACTCGAAAGGAACGCCGGCGCTCGCGGCCCTGACCGACCAGGCGAAAGAGCTCGGCAGCACCACCCAATTCTCGGCGAGCCAAGCGGCCGACGCGATGGGGTTCCTCGCACAGGCCGGATTCGATACGACGAAAATCCTCGCGACGATGCCTTCCGCGCTCGACCTGGCGGCCGCGGGTCAGCTCGAGCTCGCCGAGACGGCGGATATCGCGTCGAACGTGCTTACCGGGTTCCGCCTCGAGGCGTCGGAAATGACGCGGGTCGCGAACGTGCTTACCGGCACGTTCGCGCGATCGAATACCGACCTCGTACAGCTCGGCGAAGCGTTCAAGCTCGCCGGCCCCGTCGCGGCGGGGATGGGACAATCGTTCGAAGAAACCGCCGCGATCCTCGGCGCGATGGGGAACGCCGGATTCCAGGCGACCATGGCGGGGACCGCGCTCCGCGGCGCGCTCGCAAAACTCGGGAAGCCGACTTCCGAGGCGTCTCGAGCTCTCGCGAAACTGAAGATCCCGCGCGACGCCCTCGTCGATGCGAAGGGCGACGTCCGGGGTATGATCGATATCGTCGGGCTCCTCGAAAAGAGCGGCGCGAGCGCGATCGACATGCTGACGATTTTCGGGCAACGCGCCGGCCCCGCTATGACCGCGCTCGTCGGTCAGGGGGCCGACGCAATCCGCACCCTGCAGACCGAGCTCTCGGGAATCACCGCGGCGGAAATCGCGGCGGTGCAAATGGAAGGCGCCGCGGGAGGTGTGCGCGCTCTCAAGAGTGCATTCGAGGGACTCCAGCTCGCGATCGCGGACTCCGGGCTCCTCGAGTGGTTCACGGGGATGGTGGGGAAGCTCACCGCGTTTACGCAACGGCTTTCCGCCGCGAACCCGAAAACGCTCCGGCTCGGCGTGATCGTCGCCGGCGTCGCGGCCGCGCTCGGTCCGCTCCTGATCGCGGTCGGCCTCGTCTCGACGGGAATCGGCGCGATCGGCGGGGGGATTACCCTCGTCCTCCCGATCCTGAAAGCCCTTTCGGTGATGATCTTCCGCACCGCGATCCCCGCGGTGCTCTCGTTCACCGCGGCCCTTTTGACGAACCCGTTTACTTGGGTCGTGATCGGGATCGCGGCGGTCATAGGGGCGGGGTTCCTCCTCGTGAAACACTGGCGAACGATCGTCGGGTGGTTCGTCAAGGCGTGGGGGTGGATCCGCGACGCGGTGATGGCGGCGGTTCGCCTCGTCGCGCGCGGGATCCAGTGGCTCGTCGATCTCGTTCCCGATTGGCTGATCGACCTGATAAAGCTCGTCAACCCCGCCGGTGGATTCGCGCTCGGCCTCGTCGAGAATCTCGCGAGCTCGGATCCGTCGCGCGACGAAATCGATCGCGTAAACGACGGAACCGGCCGAGCTCGCGACGCGAACGTCCGCGTCGAATTCGACAACCTCCCCGAGGGCGCGCGCGTGACTTCCGACGCCGGCCCCGACTCACCGCTCGACCTCGACGTCGGGCCCGCGATGGTGGTTCCCGGATGACCGAACCCTGGCGACAAAAACTCCGGCGCGGCAATTGGAGCAACATCGGTTTCGAGGTGTTCTCCGTTTCGAAGCAAGTCGGGCGCCGCGTCGCGGTGCACGAGCTCGCCCAATCCGACGATCCGGTTACGGAGGACATGGGCCGCGAGCCTGACCGGTGGCGGGTCGAGGCGTATCTAATCGGCGACGAATTCGAGGGGAGGAAGGACGCGCTCGTTCGCGCGGTGCGGCGGAAGTTCAACGATAATATCTGGCCGGCCCCGCTCCTGAAACTTCCGTGGCACGACGAGACTTTCGCTCACCTGATCTCCGCGGAGGTGAAGCAATCGAGCGCGGAGATGCGAATCGCGCGAATGACCCTGACCTTCGTCGAGGGCGGCCGGTTCAAGTCGGAAGGCTACGAATGGAAACGCGCCCCGCAAAAGAAGGTAGACGTCCGCGCGGGAAGCGTTGACGACTCCGCCGCGACCGAGCTCGAGGACAACCTCGAAACCGAGGGGGTCCCCGAGGCGGTGCGCGAGGCGGCCGAGGACGAGACCCGCTCCCTCGGCGCGCTGATCGATTCGCTCGACGTGTTCGGCGGCGCCGAAAAGGAAGTGGCCGCGCTCCGCGCCCGGATTACAACGCTCGTCGAGAGCGCGGCCGATCTCGTTCTCGCGCCGGCGAACCTGGCGGCCGAGCTCGGCGAGGCGGTGCGGGGGATCCTCACTTCCGCGCGCTCGTTCCGCGGCGCTTTCTTCGCGTACAAGTCGCTATTCGGTTTCGCGCCGACCCTCGAGGGCGGAGGGGGAACGACGGCAACCGCGGCCGATTCGAACGCGGAGACGGTCGCGAACATGATCCGGGAGCTCGCCGTCGCGGCGGCGGCACGCGCCGCGGTGCGGGTCGATTGGGAGACCGAGGACGAGGCGATCGAGCAACGCGACGAGCTCCTCGAGGAGATCGACCTGGTGGTCGCGAACGCGAGCGCCCCGGTTTACCTCGATCTCGAATCGCTCCGCGGCGCGCTCGTCGAGGGGGTCCCCGATCCCGCGCGCAACCTCCCCCGGCTCCGGACCCTCGAGCTCGAGCAGACAATCCCCGCGCTCGTCCTCGCCTGGCGCCTCTATGGTGACCCCACCCGATCCGACGAAATCGCCACCCGGAACCGGCTCCCCTATCCGACGTTCCTCCCGGGCGGGGAGCGAATTCAGGTGGTGACAGATGGCGGAACCTGACCTTACCGACGAGTTCCGCCTCGAGGTGGGCGGGGTGGGGTTCGCGGATTGGAAAACGATCCGGATCACCCGCGCCCTTTCCTCCGCGTCGGGATCGTTCGACCTCACCGCGCTCTCGATCTCGCGCGCGCCGTTCCCGATCCGCCCCGGGTTCCCGGTGACCGCGATCGCAAAGCACGGTTCGCGCGGGCTCCCCGACACCCTGATCTCGGGTCACGTCGATACGCTCGAGGCGACTCTCGCGGGGCGCGGTCAATCTCTCCGCGTCGGCGGGCGCGACGCGACGGCGCAGCTCGTCGATTGCTCCGCGGTGAACGAACCCGGGGAATTCCAAAACCTCGGCCTCGAGGAGCTCGCCCGACAGATTGCCGAACCGTTCTCGATCGAGATCGTGCGCGAGGTTGACGTCGAGGCGCTCGGCGCTCCGTTCCCCCTCTTCAAACTGCAACCCGGCGAAACCGCCTGGAGCGCGATCGAACGCGCGGCGCGGCTCCGCGCGGTGCTCGTCTATTCGAACGGTTCCGGCGCCCTCGTCCTCGCGACCCCCGGCGGCGAGGGGCTCGCGGCGGAGCGGATCGTGTCGGGCAAAAACGGGAACGTGATCGAGGCCCGCGTTCGCTACACCTATCGCGACCGGTTCCGGTATTACACCGTTCGCGGTCAGGACCAGGGGAACGACGAAGCATGGGGGGAGACGGTTACCTCGATCCAGGGGACCGCCGAGGATCCGGAGGTGGATCTCTTCCGCCCCCTGGTCGTCGTCGCCGAGGGAAAACTCTCGTTCGACTCCGCGAACGATCGCGCCGCGTGGGAAGCGACGTTCCGCGCCGCGCGCTCCGCGACTCTCGACGTCACCCTCCCGGGGTGGCGCCAGGGATACCTCGGCCGCACCGGCGACCCGTGGCGGGTGAACCTCCTCGTCGATGTGGAAATCTCCGAGCTCGGGCTCTCCTCGCAGTTCCTGATCGACGTCGTGACTCTCACGCGCGACCGCGACAAGGGGACGCTAACGAAGCTCCGCCTCGTGCGCGCCGACGCGTACACCCCGAAACCGGAGATCCCGAAAGAGGACAACCCTTTTGCCGACTTCCTCGGCGAGGAGCTCGACCTCGAGGATCTCGAGATCGACGGCCTCGAGGATCTCGGCGACGAATTCGAGGACGACTGACCCATGGGCTCGATCGAATCCCTCCGCCGTCTCCTCGATCCGCTCGCGGCGCGGATCCGCCTCATGCTCGCGCGCGGGATCGTTCGCCTCGTGACCGACGGAACGAAGGCGCAAGAGCTCCAGGTTTCCCTCCTCGCGCACGAGCTCCGCGACAAGCTCGAGCGGTTTCAAAATTACGGGCTCACCTCCGTTCCGCTCCCGCCCTCGGCGAACGGGGAAGGCGCCGAGGCGCTCGTCGGTTTTCTCGGCGGCGATCGATCGCACGGGATCGTGATCGCGGTCGAGGATCGTCGGTATCGGGTGAAGGGACTCGCCGGCGGGGAGGTGTGCCTCTATGACGACCAGGGGAGCCGGGTGCACCTGAAACGAGGGGGAGCGATTTTGGTCTCCGCCCTTACCGTGACGGTGGACGCGGTGACCGCGATCACCCTCGACGGGGGAGGTTCGACGATCGAGCTCGACGCGAGCGCGATCACGATCACCGCGCCCGCTATCGACCTGGTGAAATCCTGATGCCTGGCGCAGCTCGAGCAGGAGCGGACACCGCGGGGGGGCTCATCCTCGGCGGCGGTCAGGATTTCGTAACCGTCGAGGGGAAACTGTGGGCGGTCGTTCCCGATCCCGTTCTCGATCACGGGGACGACGAGCACGAGAATGCGACGATGGCTCAGGGTTCGACGTTCGTCACGATCGCCGGCGTCGCGCCGTGCCTGGCGGGTCACCTGGCGACCTGTGGGCACGCGGCGACCGGCTCGACCTCAATAGGTGCTTCCGAATGACCTCCTCCGATATCGAGATTTTCCTCGACGAAACCGGCGCCGACTTCCGCCTCGAGGGGGGCGACCTGGCCGGGGACGCCGGCCTCGTTTCCGACGTGATCGCGAGCCTCTTCTCGGATGCTCGAGCTCGCCCCGACGACGAGATCCCCGACGGATCCGACGACCCCCGGGGATGGTGGGCCGAGACTCCCGGCGATCCGTTCGGCTCGAGGTTGTGGCTCGTGCTCTCCTCGAAACTGACCGAGAACGTCCTCGAGCTCGCGCGGCAGTATGCGACCGAGGCCCTCGCCTGGCTCGTCCGCGAGGAGATCGCCGAGACGGTGACGGTCGTCGCCACCCGCGGCGACTTGAGTCGGGTCGATCTCGAGATCCGGATCGACCGCGGCTCCGCGGAACAATGGGCGACGGTTTGGGATTCGATCGCCTCGACTGACTTCAATTCCGACCGGCTCCGCGTGAAGCTACTCGCGGCATAGGAGAGGATTCCCCCATGGCATACCCCCGCCCGACCCTCGCCGACCTCCTCGAGACGGCTCTCGCGCAAACCGCGACGCGCCTCGGCCTCGACCCCCTCCTCCCGCGCTCGCGCCTGGCGGTGCTCTCCGCCGTCGCGGCCGGCCTCGCGCACGGGCTCCACGGGACCCTCGCGCACCTGGCGCGCCAGGTGATCCCCGACACCGCCGACGCCGACAACCTCGAGCGGTGGGCCGACGTGTTCGGCCTCGCGCGCCGCGCCGCGTCTTTCGCGGCCGGCTCGATCGAGTTCACCGGCACCGACGGGACGAACATTCCCGCGGGGACGACTCTCACCCGTGCCGACGGCGAGCAATTCGAGACCGACTCCCTCGTCGTGATCGCGAGCGGAACGGCCCTCGCCGACGTAACGGCGAGCACCGCCGGCGAGCTCGCGAACACCGCGGCGACGACTCAGCTCACCCTCACCTCCCCGATCGCAGGCGCGAATTCGATCGCGACCGTCGAGACCGGCGGGATCGCCGGCGGGGCCGACGAGGAAACCGACGCGCTCCTCCTCGCCCGTCTCCTCGAGTTCCTACGCACGCGGCCGCAAGGGGGAAGCGAGGCCGATTACGTCGCCTGGTCTAAGGAGGTTCCCGGCGTGACGCGCGCGTGGGCGATCGCCGAGGCCCTCGGCGCGGGGACGGTCGGCGTCGCGTTCGCGGTGGACGAGGACGCCGACGGACCGATCCCCGACGCGGCTCAGGTGGCCGAGGTGCAGGCGTATATCGACGACCGGCGCCCGGTGACCGCGGCCGTCCTCGTCGCGGCTCCCGTCGAGGTGGAGCTCGACCCCGAAATCGAGATCACCCCCGACACCGGCACCGTACGCGCCGCGGTTCAGGCGAGCCTCGAGGATCTCCTCGTCCGCGAGGCCGCGCCCGGCGGAACGCTCTACCTCTCGCACGTCCGCGAGGCGATCTCCGTCGCGGCCGGCGAGATCGATCACGTCCTCGTTTCTCCCGTCGCGAACACCGTCGCCGGCGCCGG